TCATTTTAGTTTTAACACGATGAAACCACCAACTAACAGCAAAAGCAATCCAAAACATAACGCTGAAAATGTAACTGGCTTTGTAAAAACATATCTATCCTTATGCATTATTCTATAAATGCCTGTGAACATTATACTAATCAATCCGTAAAGCCCTAAAAAATAGATTCCAGCTATGGTTAAAGAGTAGCCCAATTTTATTGGTGTTGGATTAGATATATTGGTAAATACCGACCCCAGAACACTTGTTGCTCCAAATGTCGCAAAGGTAATAGCTGTGAAAATCCCCAGAATCGCGATAAAGTCGGTGTAAATAGCTGACTTAACGTCTTCAATGTCTTTTACTTTTTTATCTACTTCGTCAGAAGATTTTTGTATCTCACTCAACCTGTTTTGTATCTCACTCAACTTGTTTTCGGCTTGCTCAACTTGTTTATGTATATATCTTCGTTGAACAAGACTAAGTTGAATGGAGTGCACTAGTTTTACAAACACCGTACGATCACTATCATCAAATTTCTGAAGTACAAGTCCAAGATTATAATTCAAAATCTCAGCCGTATCTCCATCCAATTCGTAAACTATATCTGCAACTTCTTCAACGTCAAAAACCAAAGAATTCGGGTCTTTGTTACCAGCTGTAACCAATCGTTCAATGTCCTGATCTTCATATCTACGATCACATAGATAGTCAATAAACGACTCATAAAGTATTTCTTTATCTTCTTTATTGCTCATCAAAGTTACCAAATTTTAAATTCATCATTCTCATTAATTGATTCTACAATTTCTTTATCAGAGTACGGCGGTATTTTGTCTGAGTTTAACTTACCGTTGGTAGTGTACTTTTTCCATGACTCTTGTTTATGAGTCAAATCAACCAGCCTACCCGCTGTATATGGCGCCATAGGCTCATAGAATTTATCTATTAATCTCTTATCTTCGTCGGAAATAACACTTTGATCAAATGGCTCTTCCGTAACTTCAAAACCTTTTGTTATATCTATTGTATACGAAGAAACCGGGGTCTTGATTTGATTAGATCCAAATTTCCGGAAGAATTTATACACCTCAGGAACAACTGGTCCATATGACCATCTTTCAAACGGTTCTTTGATAAGTGACTTATGAACTTCTGTTAAAAAGGCCGCCTGCAAAAAATACAAAACTTTTTGCAATTTCAAATTAGTTATCTTATCGTTAAAAACTTTTGACTTTAAAATAACATAATTAGCAACATCAATTGCATCATATGCATTTCGCTCGTTTGTCATAATTTTATCCTCCAAGAAATATGACCTCATTTCATGCCCTAATCTGATTATATTACATCATTTGTACTTTTATAGCAAAAATTCAATTAGAACAAAAAGCCCGTCCAGATTAAGTACATCGTACCTAGTCCAGACGGGCTTCATTTATATGTAGACCAGCTTGCGCATTTGTTTCAGTGTCGCAAGTTGGTCCAATTTAAAACTAGTTAGCAAATGCAGCCTTCAACCAAACTGACTCACCATTCATTTCTACTTCAATTGATGATCCAACACGTTGCAATACCTTGTATTGTCCATTCAAAGTGAAGTATTCCGGAACTCCGTTGTTGCCAAGGCCGTTTTGGTCCGCCAACGGGTTACCATGACGGTCGGTCAACGTCACTGATACAGCCGGCATATCGTTGTGATAATCCGCTACTGGAATAGCCATATCATTGTTTCGAACGTACACACCACCCAGCTCATATTGCCAGCTATCTAGATAGAATACACCGTTAAACTCTGCTGTGTCATCTTGCGTGTTTGCGTCCAAGATTTCGACATTCTTCTTGTTTACCCATGAGTAAATATCATCAAGTAACACACGGTCGCCATCAACTTCTAGCACCTTGTGTGGCTCACCCTTAACATAGTTAGGAATAGCTTCACCAGTTGCGTAATGAGTAGCACTGAAGTTTACCTTGACCGTCATACCAGGCGCGATGTCTGCCTTTGGTGTATTATCAGCTTCCTTACCGGCAACAATTGCGGGTGTGTCAGTGTTAGGCTTTTCAGGGTTTCCGTGCTTGTAACCATTGTCCGTGATACCAGTCAGGTCAACATTACCATCCAATCCACCAGCAATGTATGATGCCGTGAATTGGAACAATTGTACATTATTAAATGAAGGAAAGTAATTATAGTTTGGCTCTGGCGTAACCTCGTAATTAGGATACTGAGCCAACCAAAGCGGGTACTTATTAGCAATCGCTTGCAGGTCAAGGTTTGACATCAAGAAATTCTTGTACCCGTATAGCACAGCTGTCTTTCCCTTTGATTGAATATAATCAAGTCCGTACATAACTACATCTGTATTCGTTGCACCTTGCTCAATGTCCAAAGCAAAGATAGCTCCCTGTGGCGTTTGGCTTTTTGCTAGATAGTGATCAATTACGGTTTTCATGGTCGCACGGTCAGTAACACCGTCTACGAAAATATAGTCATGCGCGCGTTTTCCTTGGGCGATTGCATACTGAACTTGCGTTGGATACGTGTATTGATCAACATAGCCATGTCCAGCGTAGTACCCACCAATTTGAGCGATGGCAAACTTATCGTGACCATAACCAAACTTACCTTGTGAACCTTGGTAGATTGACCAATCAACACCCTGGTCGCCTTTGGCAGCATATACTGATGGTACTGAGCCCATAATTAAAAGCGCCCCAGTCGTAACCAAAGCGCTTTTCAGCAATTTATTCATGTGTTTCCGCCTCATTCATCTTTTTAACAGCCCATTCAATTGCTTCATCAATCTGCTTAGCAGTGAACAAATGAGCCTTGTCAGCCTTCATCAGATAATCTGTAATCGACTTGATTGCTTGTGCTTTTTGCAACTGGCCACCGTCGAATGCCACTTCAGCCCACTTAACCACTTCTTCTGCAATATTTAACAAGGCTGTGAGCCTCTTATTGCGGGCAAATCGTGCTGATAGCCAACCAATGGCCAAAATTAAAAGCGCTGGTAAGATTCCACTCCCCCACAACGCTTCTACAAAGGTTATTAAGTTATTCAATTATCATACCTCCTTGTGGCTAGGCATTACGCTTAGCTTCGTGTGCTACTTATCGTTTTTATTGAACAACGTGTGGATCTGTTCACCGTGGGTAGCTAGAGTAACATCATGTTGACTAACATGTTTACTAAGCTCGTCAATTTCTATCTGACTTTTCGCCAGCGCCGTGTTTAGTGCTCCAAAGTTTCCGTTTAATTCACGAATTTGCGTACTCAACGGATTAACTATCCACACTCTTACAACTGCCATTAAAACAGTAACCACCGCGCCACCCACTGTTATCCACCCGACAATATCGTGTGGAAATGCCATGTTATACCTCCGTTGTTTTTGCCGGAACTTCTGCGATGAGCGCTTGAATTTTCTTCTTAGCTGCTGCCTTGATGTCATCTTCTGATGATGTCGAATTAATACCGTCTTCTGGCGTCACCTGCAAATTACCGTTTAGACTATTCGGAAAAGTGCCTGCGTTAAATGAAACTGATGCGTACTTCAACGTTAACTTACCGTCAACGAAACCAAATTGTAAATCTCCAACTGTCATATTCATGATTATTTCTCCTCTTCTTTTGCTTGTTCTTCTGCGATTCGTACGTTAATCTTCATCTTGTTGATCCTCCGTGTGTTCAGCTAATTGTTCATGTAAATTTTGCACTTCAACTTGCAACAGGGCTACCTGTGCTTTCAATTCGGCATTCTCAATCGCGCGTGTCGCGACTTCCAAACCCAACGTTTGGATAATTTGCTGATTTTTATCCATTGATTTTCCTCCTAAATTCTAACCCATATCAACGTTATACCAACCAGTAGCCGTTCCGTTGCTATTGAATCCGGTTGGTAAAGCTGCTGTTCTGATACCACCAAAAGCTTTAGCAATCTTTGTAAGGTTGATAGCTGTTCCGTTTGACGACAAATAAATGTCGGAACCTGCATAAACAAAATAAGCAGAAGGACCACCGAAAGTTGGATAACTTCCTCCGTTTAAATTCGATGCCCTTACAAGCAATCTGTCGTTTGCTCCTTGCAATTTAATTCCGCCCCTCATTTCTACTGGGTTAATGAACGCAACATTGTCTTCGAAATTAAATCCTTCAATTAGTCCCGGAAGATTAGACGGAACTGCTCCAGCTCTGAACCAACTCAATTTGGTTGTGTACGGATTTCCTGCATAATTCTGCGCCCCCCATGCCATGAAGTCACCAGTTGATTCAAGCCCAAAATAAAGCCCCTTTTTTGAGAAATCTTGATATAAGTCATTGACACCAATTCGTCCGACAGACCTGCTTGATTTCTCAAACTTCATTCCGTCTTTATCAAAAGTTGTGGTTGCAAGACCAGCGGTAATCGTCATTCCGTCAGAGTCGATTGAAGTAGAACCGTAACGCCCGTCCCAGTATGCTCGTATGAAGTTGGCAACATTACCTGTAATTTTATTTACATCTAAGTTAATGATTTTAGATGAATCAACTGACAAATCCGCAATTTGCGCACGTCCAATGGTTGCGTCTTTAATTACTGCACCGTCCAACCAAGACTTACCAACGGCAGTCACTTGACCGTCCAAAAAGATATGCTTACCTGTTAGCATCAAACCAGACGTATCTCCATTGATACCACTGATAATATTGCCAATATTGTCTTTAAGCGATAGTGCAAAACTATCTGAAAACAATTGCAATGCCGTTTGTCCAGAAATATCTGGTGTGTACGGCAACGCCTTAGATCCAACATTTACCATTGGCAACGCGTAGTGAACTGGACCACCTGCAGTTTTGTTAAGAAGTGATACTTGCATGTGAGCAGCGCCACTAGGGACTTTTATGTTTTCAATTTTAGCCATTACCCAGCCGCTAGCACTACCAATTCCTGTACTACCGGCCTGCGAAATTCTTTTGCCTGAATGGTCGACAAACCAAATATCCAACTTTCCAAGGTCATCATTGCGTCCGCTATTGTTCATCATAACTGACGATGATAGAACCTGACCGGGGTATACCGGGATATTTGAATGCCAGAACCCTTGCCAAGCGTCATTTGACGTTACTGAAATGCCGTTGTTACCAGAATCAAAATATTCCCACTTAGTAATAGTTCCATTAACTTGTCGAGATCCCGGCCACTTGTTGTTACCACTGTCTTCGAATCGACTGAATGTAAATAAATTAACGCCGCTAACAGCAGCCATGATAGCATCAGAAGTTTGAGATAATCGCGTTTGCATGCCAGTGTCATAACTACTGATTTGGCTAGTGGTAAAATCTTTTCCCGCTTTTAGGGTGTTGTCGTCACCTTGTGTGCGATCTTTAATTTCTTGTGTAAGCCCGTCTGACGTTTTAGTGACTGTGGTAGACAATCCGTTCACGTTACTTTTTATTTGCTCAAAGTTACCTTCTGCGGTTGAAACTCGTGTATTAAGACCAGTTTTTGGATCATTAACCGTTTGATAAATTCCGTCCGCTGTTAGCTTAACCTGTGCTAATTGTGTGTCGGTATCTTCCTGAGCTGGTTTCCAATCAGTTGCAACATTGCCTTGTTCAATTTGAACTTTTCGGAACTTAATGTATTCTCCGCCTGACCAACGATTGAAAACTTGGTTATTCAACCCTCCTTGTATTCTGAAAAAGAAACCATTAGCAGTAGTTGGAAATGAAACAACAATGGATACCCTTGTCCAAACATCATTATTGATATTTGTAAATTGAATAATTTCTTTTCCACCTGTGCCATTATAACCAACACGCAACGCAGCTTGCTTTGCTGTTCCCTTTACATCTGCACTAAACGTGTAAACGGTATTATCATTTTTGATATTTTCTCCAAAAGGAGTCCATGCATTTGCAACTCCGTAAAACCATTCTGACGTGGCTTCATTTGTGGCACTATTACTATTTGTCAGCACAATACCATCATCATCATATGAAATATTTGCACGTCCTATATCACTTTTAGATCCAATAAGTGTAGGTCTGGCATCATTTGTTGCTTTTAATCCAGATGAATTAAGAACATAATTTCTGCCACCAATCGACAAATTATTTACTTTTGTTACAGTTGCATCGAAGCCGTCTGCTTGTTGCTTCAATTCACTAATACTTCCGCTCAATTTACCCGTTGCATTGTCTAAATCAGTTTTGCTTGCCGTAAGTTTAATTGCGTCAGCGTTTGCTTTGATATTCGTCTCGGCAATCTTTACACGATTGTCGTTGCTAGTTTGATACCTGCCAATTGTTTGGGTGGCATTGTCCGCAGTTTGTTGTGCATTTGTCACCTTAGTCGTTAAATCGCCAGTTTTTTGGTCGAAAACAGTTTGAGAAACCTTTTGACTAATAGCAGTTGCATTTGCCTGAATATCAGTTTGTGCCTTTGAAATACGACCATCAGCGTCAGTTTTGTAATTGTTGATCGATAGCGTTGCGTTGTCAGCCGTCAATTGAGCCTTTGCTGTTGCGCTTGATAAATCTTCTGGCGCTGGCGTCCAATCAGTAGGTTGGTTTCCAGTCTCAAGTTTAGGCAATTTAATATAAACATCTAAAGGAACATTAACACTATTAAAATAAATAATAATTGAATTGTTCCCAGTAGCTATACCAGTAGATGAAACTCTGGTCCAATCACTAGGCACATTACCTGACAATTTATTAAATGGTGAAGACGCTTCAACGCCGAATTGGCTATATACACCAGAACCTTTTATGTCAAAACTAAATGCCCATTGTTGACCCTTTATTATTGGATTGCTTAAATTGCCCGTTTGTGAAAAAAATATACCTGAGTTAACAGATCCACCCTTTGGAGACGTAATATGCCACATATTAGTGTCGCTGTCATACGAAACTTTGGTTGTCGTTGTAGCGGTATTATTGCCTGTTACAAACGATAGCTTCTTTGTATTTAATAGCAGGTTTCTACCGCCAATTGATAGATTATTAACCTTAGTAACCGTTGCATCGAAACCATCTGCTCGTTGTTCCAACTTGCTAATGGATCCAGACTGCTTGCCTTGTTCAGTTTTTAAGTCGCTGATTGTTTGCTTAGTGCTATTAACATCAGAAACAATCGAATTCATTTTCTGATCTTGTTCACCGTCTTTTTGCTTGATAGAAACAATATCTGTTTTGGCTTGGTTAGCCGTTTGCATTGTCTCGGTTAAGTCGGTTTGAAGTTTTCCAGTTTTTGCATCGTATTCGGTTTGACTTACCTTAGTTTGTAAACCGTCAAGAGCTTGTTTTGCCGTTGATTGAGCGGTTGAAATTCCATCATCAGCGGTTTTCTTATTCTGCGTAATCGTGGATACAAGCCCATCGGTTGTATCTTTGAAGTCTTTTCTAATTACACCATCTGCTGTTGCCGCTGCCGAAATTGCATCAGACTTAGCTTGGTTGGCATATGATTGAGCTAGTGAGTTAGTGCTTGACACCGCTTGTGACCTTGCGCTCGCTTCACTAGCAATTGAATTTGATAGGTCTCTCTTAGCATTATCCAATGCCTTTTGTGCGTTTTGGGCTGTTGTTTGACCGATGGTAGTTGCCCTAGCATTCGCATCAGCAACAGCGCTATTAGTATACGCTGTCGCTTGGTTAGCGATTTTTTGCTGACTCTTAGTCAGTTCATCTGCCTTTTCGGCTAGTTCATCAGCAAGGCTGTTTGTCGCTTCCGCCTGCGTGCTATTCAACTTGTCGGCGTATGCAGCAGCGGTATCGACTGCATTCTTAACTTCATTAGTAATGCGTTCCTGCGTTTTGCTATCAACTACATCAACCCAATCTCCATTTTTAAATACCTTAATTCCAGAGTTCTCGCCGTCTTCCCAGAACCATGTGTCACCCTCTTGTGGGTGCTCTGGCTTTGTTCGTCCAGGGTAGATTTTATTCTTACCGTTAGCGCTTGTAACGGCTTGTGTCGCCTGTTCTTGCACTTGCGTAACTTTGTTTTCGAGGTCTGATAATGCACTCTTGTTTGAATCTGCAAAACTCACCTTAGCGGTACCAACTACCAAACTGGTTACACGCTCATCAATTGGATCATAGTGCAACTCATTAACAATCGCTGTCACGTTAACACCGAATTCCGGCACATAAACTGTCACAGTATCAGTAAGCCCAATTGTTTCTAACTTTGCGAACTTGTCGGCATAATCTGCACTATCTTGTAGGCTTTCTACTTCAACCTCAACCGTGACTTCTGGCAAATCTTTTCCAGTATTAGCCGACTTAACAAACCAGTCCGCAGCAAACGCATTAATCCTCGCCTTGATTTGGTCGTCAGTGTCGCCTTCGTCAACTTTAACGTCTTGTGATACATCAACCATCTTCGAATAAACGAGTGGATAGTTACCCATTCGTGAACTTTGAACTGTTGCGCCCTCGATTGTTCGTGAAACATCAGTTGAGTTAACGGTTACCGTCGGAACGATTTCAGTCGTCAAGTTGGACACATCAACCGTGTACTTCAATCCGGCAATATTTTTACCCAAACGGAACGTCGCAACATTGTCACGTCCGCGTCGATTGAACATCGCAACACGACGATTTTCACGCTTTAATTCACCGCCCCAAATTTGCAAGAATGAACCTTGAGTTCCAGCTATTGCCTCCATCGGGTTAACGTATCGAAGTTGAGACTCGCTTGTGTGTGTGATGTCTGAGTAGAAAGTGAAAATGTGCGGATGCAACGTTGATTTTTGAATGGCTGTCATTGCTGCCTGACCATCGCCTAACATGTGAATTGTCTTCGATAGATTATTCGTTAAATCATATGTGATTGAATCAGCTTCAATCATCACCGCATAGCCAGTGATATCCAACGCTACCGAAACAATGCGAAACGCGTGATTATCGTCCAATGGTGACGGCTTAGCAAGGATAATATTACCTTCACTGATATCGGCGTAATGTTGACCGTTCACTGGATAATATGCCGTTAAGTTAAGCAATCCGTTTCGCTGTTCATGAATATCGACGTCGTACAAGTCCCCCAGTTGACCCAAGCCGTTATTCAAAAAATCAATTTCATCACTTGAATATAGAATCGGTGTCATAGCGTCCTCCATCTCATCTCAATAGTTGCTGTACCTGCACTCAACTTCACCGTATTAGGCCCTGGTTTCAACATTGGGAATGGCCCAATTGCCATTTTCGCGTTTTCGTTGACCATTACACCACTGTCTACACGCCACACGTTCTGCATAGCGCTGTCTAGCTCGATTGAGCCACTTACACCAGTGAACTTATAAACTGTGCCGTTAATCGTCAGATTGATAGCACCGCTACCGGTAATCTTGATGTATGGCTTATCGGGTGAAAGCGTCGGGTTGGTCAATGTTGTCTGCGTTGTTCCAATCGTGCCAGTTGGTGCAGGATAGACGTACTTATATGGCGCCGCACTCAACGTCACAGCTACTTCACGATATGTTGAGTTGATACCTTTACGTGTCACCTCAGCTTCACCAGTGCGAACGACCTGATACGTGTAGTTCTCATCTGAATACAATCGCAAATCAACATACTTGCCAGTATCTAGCGCTGCCAAGAATTTTACGATATGCTGTCCGACGATCTCACTAGGCTTGAACCCTACTGTGAACTTAATTGTGCGGTTTTCATAAGCGTTATCGTCAAACAAAATAGCCCGATCAATACCGACCGGACTAGTGTTCAATGTGTGTTTGCGTTCAGGAATAGTGATTTCTGGGAAGCTGGTAATAACCGCTTGGATGTCCTCACTATTCAACTGTCCAATTGTAAAACTTCCCTTGTTCATCTTATGCTCCTGTTACACGGGCCTTTGCAGCTTGTGAACGTGTAATACCGTCCATTACTGCGTCCCTAATCTTGTTTATTGTTGCTGGCGTTGTGTCTGCGTTAACTTGGATGACAATTTGAGTACCACCCATCTCACCACCAAGCGCATCAACAATACCTTTACCAATGCCACCAAGTGTTTTGTCGTTCAAAGGCAATGCTGCTTCAGGGCCAGCTTCACCAACACCGTTATAGCCACCATTGGCAGCGAACAAAGTTGGCTTAGTAAAAATACCACCCTTGGCATACCAGTTAACGCCAATCCTTGGAATTTGTCCCTTCAATGGGTTAAATGATCCAGACAAACTAAAGTGCGGCAGTGGAATGTGCGGAATTGAGATTGACGGGAACCTTAGACTGAAATTGAATAACCCCTTAATACGATTAACAATGCCACTAACCACGTTCAATACTCCATTCAATACGTTTGAAGCTGCGTTCCTAACGCCATTAAAAGCCCCCGACGCAATACCGCCAAGACTATTCAGAACGTTTGATATAGTGCTTCTAATGCCATTAACAATATTGCTAATCGCAGAACGAATACCATTCCAAATTGAACTAGTCGTTGATGAAATGCCATTCCATACACTAGAAATAGTCGAACGAATACCATTGACGATATTTCTAATCGTTGATGAAATGGCGTTGAATACGTTCGATATCGTTGAACTAATTGCATTGGCGACGCTGGACACCGTTGAACTGATTGCGTTCCAGACAGTAGAAAATACATTTTGAATGCCAGCCCACAACCCAGAAAAGAACGACCCAATTGCTGTAAACACAGTCGTAATCGTATTTTGAATTTCAAAAATTGCATAATTAATGGCAACCTTGATTTTTGCCCAAACTGTATCCAGCCACTCAACAATCACGCCCCAATTCTGGATGGCAATCACAATCGCCGAAATAGCTGCAATAACACCAGCGATAATACCGACAATTGGCAGCAATACACCGGCACCAAACGCACCGACAACTGTTGCGATTGTAGTAATTACTGGCATCAAAATAGCTAGCACCGCTAACACAGCCCCGATAACACCAATAATTGCTTGAATAGGCCCTGGTGCATTAGCAATTGACGTTACTAGTTGTGAAATAAAATCAATTACTGGTGCTAACTGAGAAACCAAGTTCGCAAGTGCATCTTTCAATTGATTGATTGACGCTTGCATTTTTTCACCAGGTGTTTTTTTGGCCATTTTATCAGCAGCACCGTTCACCTTTTCGGTTCCGGTTGCGGCTTCAAGCAATGCGGCCGAAGCACCTTGACCCAAATCTTCGAATTGTGTTCCCAAACCTTGAACAGCTGCTTTAGCTTGATCTGCCGGCATTCCCTTCAAGTCTTTACCCACGGCAGACATGACTTCCGCTGATGTTGCTTGTCCGTCCTTGAACTTTTGGAAAACGTCTTGCGTAGCCTGACCAAACTGTTGCATTGGTTCATCAAGCTGTCCTGACGTCAAACGAAGTTGGAATTCCTTAACCGCATCAGCGACCTTGTCAGTGTTAAAGGCTCCGTTTTGCATACCTGCGTTCAACACATTAAGCATGTTTCCAGCGCTCATCCCAGCGTCTTGGAATGTTGGTGCATACTCATTGACCGTGTCCAAGAAGTCATCATTCTTGTTCAGTCCGTCTTGCAGACCTTTAGCCACAACATCAGTGGCCTCTTGACCACTAATTTCAAATCCCTTCATTGCTTGTGAAGCAGCGTTGGTAGCGTCCTTAATGTCAACACCACCGTGCTTTGCAATAGCTACTAACTGGTTAGTTAGATTCGTCAAGTCTTGACCGTTTAAGTCTTGAAATGAGTTCTTGACCGTCATGACAGCTTCACTAGCTTCGTTTACATCTTCAACTAATCCGCTGTTAAACACGCCGTGAACTGATTGAGTTGCCTGGTCAGCTTGCGACTTGGTTAATCCCATTGAATTCTGCATCAAGCTTTGTGCGTTGGCAAAATCCATACCAGTATTAAGGATGTCGCCACCAATTGCAGCCGCCTTATCACCAACTTGTCCCAAGGCATCTGCCAAGCCCATATTTTTGATGTTTTCAGCCGTGTCATTAAGCTCATCCATACCTGATTTGGCTTGCTTGAAACCAGCTTCTGCTTGCGCTGCAGCATCACCGCTACCTTGTAGGTAGTTTGTGGTGGCTTGCAAACCACTCTTCAAGCGACCCAATTGTGCTTCAGTAGCTTGTACTTCACGTTGAAAACCACGATATTGTTCTTCACCAATATCACCAGCTTTGAATTGTGCCTCCACTTGTGATTGTGCCGACTTCAATTGATCAAGCTTTTGAGACGTAGTTTGAACTGCATTGCTCAATAGCTTTTGTTTTTGTGCAACTAATTCAACATTACCAGGGTCTAGCTTCAACAACTTATTTACGTCACGCAATTCTGCGCTTGTCTTACTGGTTTGTGAGTTGACGTCCTTTAAACTCGACTGCAATCCGGTAGTATTACCGTCAATGTCAATCGTGATACCTTTAATTCGACTTCCCGCCATCTATATCTCCTTTCTAGAACGTATCGAAATCAGCTTGGTTCGCCTTTTTGACAGGTGATTCATTAGACTTAGCGCGTTCATTAGCTTTTGTTTCAGAGTTTGCGTATTCAACGATGTAGTCCATTACCTGACCTAAGTCCATCATGCGTAACTCTTCCCAGGACAAGCCCGATTTTTTTGCAATGTATAAGTAGCTTTCATCATCAAATACATCGTCGGTTTCGTACTCGTCCTTTAGGCTTTTTTTGTCGAAATTGAGGTCATAGCAATCTCGACAATATCTTCCAAAATGTCGAAAACTGGGAAGACTTCAAATCCTTCAAACCACTTGCCATATGGCGCAATGTTAACATCTGCATTCTTGGCGTAAATGTAGGCCATATCTTGTACTAATGTGATGTCCTTGTTGAACAAAACGCCAGCCTTTTCTGCGTCCGTTTCAGCACTGGCCGCCTGTTGAGCAAGCTCCAAGAACTTTCCAAAATCATCAAAGAAATCACGTCCAAATTCATTGCGATAAAAGATTGGTGTAGCACCAGATGAAACTAACGTTATTTCCTTATTTCCAATAGTGATTGCCTTTTGCATGTCATTGCTCCATTTCTATTTTCGATATGTATGCCGGGCTTCCCCGGCCAGTCATTAAACCGTTGGTGCGCTTGCGCCAGGTACGTAAACAGCAGTAAACCAGTCGTCGTACTTAGCAGATCCTTGTGCAGCCTTACCCTTAATCTTGTAGTCATAAGGGTCTGCCATTGCTGAAAATTCGAACTCAGCAGTTTGTGCGTCAATCTTGTCACTCTTGGTTGCTGAACCATCACCAGCGCGTGAGAATGACACGTTATACAAGACGTGTCGAACGTGCTTCTTATCTCCTGAAAACTCAAAGGCCATTGCGACCTTTGAACCATGGTTATCAGCATTTTCAACCACTACACCATCGGCGTTCTCAACGTTACCAAACAGCAACGCTTCAATTTCGGGTTGCAAGTAAAGCATCGTTAGCTTTCCCGTGTACCCTTGGTTGTTTTCTTCCTTGTCGTAAAGAATATCGTCAGCATGGACTTCCAAAGCGTCTCCGTTTGGATCCAATGTCAATTCAGTTGCTCCACGCCAAGGAACAGGTGTTCCGTACGTCAATTTAGTGCCACTGTCTGTAATTTCAAACAAATGCACATTGCGCAAACCGTACTTCACCTTGTTGGTATCATTCGATGTTGTCATCTAAATCTTCTCCAATCAATTGAATTAAGAAAATCGTCTCGTGCATGTCTTCTGACTCGATCGGTTGGTCAGACTTTGCATAAACGATTTCTTGTGAACGCAAAAAGGACTTAACAGCTCGTTCAAGTTGTAAGTCCTTTTTGTCTGTGTATAGCTCAATAGTCACGTTAATGACTTCTTGATAGTTTTCATCATCTGCAAACGCATCCTCGTTGTCTTCTGCGTAATACACAGCGAACGGTGTACCTGGTGCGTCACCTTCCGGAAATTGATAATAGGCAACCGGAATGCCTAGTGCAGTTTTAAGTGCTGCCCCAAACTCATTGAATTGCATCTAATCCCCCAATGCAGAACGAACACGGTCTTCATACTCGCTTGCTACCCACTCATCAACGTCAGCAATGTGTGGAAACGCTTTTGTACGCCCACCATTACGCTTGGCGTGACCCTTCTCCAGCAAGTGAGTTAGTTGACCGTCAGTTGCGTTGAAGACAACGTAACCCTTACCGTTCTTCTTCGATTTCCAGCCTTTACGATACTTTCCAGTTTGGTCTTTGAACCCCCCAGCCGACCGCAACTTGGTCGCCGCTTCTTTAGCGACTTCCTTTTGCGCGTCTTCCAATTTGTCCTCGACTTCATCTGTATATTGTGCCAATGCACGCGCGATTTCAGCGCCTAAGTCATCAATGCTTGCCATCAGTCAAATCCTTTTGCAAATACAAAGTAGTGCGATCACCAGACACGGCAGTTCGGTAAACCTTATACCGTTGTCCGTTGAACTCCACCGATTCTTCTCCTGAATAGTCAATTGAGTTGATTTGAAATGCCAAGTCGGCTCTCAGGCCAGCTTGCCCAGCCAAACTAAACTCATCACGACCAACAGTGAAGGCATTAGCATATACCTTGCGCGCCGTAAAAGTTTCAACTGGTTGCAATAACTCATCTTGCGTATACGCTGCGCTTAACAGCGTTAAAACTTGGTCATACTTCATCAGTTCCACCCCCATATTGAGAATGAAACGACAAACTAGTTTTCAACTTCTCGTATCGGTCTAGAAACTTATCTGAATCAGGATTGTCATAGCCCCAATGCGCCTTAACATAAAGCGTGATAGCTTGCCGAATAATGACCGCCTTAGAACTAGCGAACTCGTCCGACACCAAACCATCAATATTGAGGTCGGCACGCGCTGCTAAGATAAGATCGTTCACTTCGTTTTGCAAACCCTCGTCAGTTGTGGTTGAGCGCAACGCAACCATGATGGTATCGAATAATTCATCTCGTTCCATAAGTGCCACCTTTAAATCAATGCAAGCAAATCTGACTTCTTAGCGTCATCGGCATATTCAATCTTGTTTTCGTCCAAGTGAGCCTTAATTTCCGCTACCGTATTCTTTTCAGTTGGCTTTTCAACGGTTTCTCCCACAGTTTCGTTAACGTCTGATTGACCATCTTCAACTGATTCGTCTCCGGCCTGCTTTTCATCAACTACTCCGATGAAATCACCAGATTTCAACTCAGCGACACGCTCGTCAGTCGGAAACTTTGGATATTCATCACCAGCAAAATATGAAATCTTCGTGTGCTTGTCGATAAAATCAGACTTTACAATAAACTTGTCCATGTTACATCAGTCCTTTCTTATGCTTCTGCAGCGATTGATACCATGTAACCAGCGTCGGTATCGGCAGCTTTAACGTCAAATCGAATAACAACGCGTGGAATGCGTCCGTATACATCGTTGTCTACCCATTCGATAGCGACGTCCAAACGGTCAGCAAACAAAATTGCTCGGCGCAAATCACCAACCCACAGCTTCTTAGTACCAACGGTGTCAGTTGATACGAATTGGTTGTCAGCAATCACGTTAACTGGCAACCCAAACAATGACTTACCGGCTGGTGAAGAGATTTGGTCTTGCAACAAGTAACGGCCTTCGTTGTCCTTCGTCTTGTCCAACTCGTTGTACATTGATTGCGTCATAACAAACGACTTGTTGTAAGCGGGGTCCAATGAAACGTTAACGATATCCTTCAACCCATCAACAATGGCCTTAGCAGGAACTGACTTAGCTGTAAATGAAGCCAACTTCGTAGCAATTGCAGCGTTCGTCGTGTTCGTCTTGATAGTTTGAATGTGTTCAGCGACCAATTGACCCAAATCAACTTGTGCATCGTCCAAAGACTCTTGTGAGATTGGCAAAGCACCACGGTAGGTAACAATTTCCCATGCAACTTGCAAGAATTGTGGCTTAGCCAAATCAGGGTTGGCTTCCAATTCGGCAACTGATGGAATGGTAGTTGAAGCACGCTTCAAGATTGGGTACTTACCAGACGCAGTTGAAACCTTTGTCTTTTGAACCAGAGAAGCCAAATCAACAACCGTTTCCAACTTCAAAGTTGGGTCGTAAATGATTTCTTCTGGGATAAGTGAACCGGCGTCAGTTGACTTCAAACCTTCACGCTTCTCACCCTTTGAGCGCATGAATGCGTTAAATGCTGAACGTTGCTCAGCTTGCTTGTCTTGTGAAGTCTTAGTTACTTCAATTGGCATTGATCGTTCCTCGTCTTTCTTTTCATCATCACTGGCACCATTGGCCGGTGCTTCGTTTTCATCTTTGTTGTCTTTTTCTGACTTGTCATCAGCCGGCGCATCATCTTCCGCGTTGTCCTCGGATACAGAAGAACCCGCATCAGGGGTTGAGCTTGCGCTGTCGTCCGGTGCGGGTTCCTTAGCTTCTTCTGGTTGTGCATCTTGCAATGCTTGCAAGTCCTTAATATCATTTTCGATTTGCTTTACTGCATCCATTGCAGCTTGCGCATCATCTGCCGTTGCATTCGGGTCGTCGATTAGCTTTTGGGCTGCATCGATTGCATCTTGCAACGCTGTGTTCTTTGCTTGAACACTCTCATCTAGTGTTGCCATTAGAATCTACCGTTCCTTTTCTGAATTTGTGCCAGCGTTACAGTGTCCTGCAAGCGTTGGCGAAGTGAATATCCTTTAGCACGTTGTGCATCACGACTGGCGATTGCGATTGAGGTATCATCATACGCCGGCAAGGGTGTGATTGTAATTTCGAAAACTTGGTCAATCTTCGTTACGTGTCGGATATCAGGTTGACCAGGTTCATTACTGAACTCCCACGTATCTTCGGCAGCAGTGAACATGAAACTCATGCCCTTGATATTGCCAACTCTGATATTTTCCAAGACGTCGTTCGCAAGCGTTGTATTTGGCAAAGTTGCTTCGAAATACAATCCGGTATCATCAACTTTCAACTTCAATGTGCCAGAATCAACGCGTGCTAACGGTTGGTTTGGGTCGTGCGCATAAACTAAGTACACACCGCTCAAATCAACGTCTTTCAACGCGCCTTTATCGATATACTCGATAAAACCAATGTCTTTAGACGGTTTACCAAAGACGATTGGATAGCCAAACACCTTGCGACTACCTTCTTGCTCGTCGGCTCGCACTTCAACGCTAATGCTGCGTACTTCATGATTGTTCATCGGTTGTCTCCCCTTCCTTCAACGTCTTTTCAAGCTCAGACTTAGCAACAATGTCATCCGTAATTAAGTCCGATTGACTCTTCAACAAAGCTTGTTGTGCCATCTCTGGCGACAAAATGGCTTTATCTACCAAGAAGCCAACACGTTGTTCAATCTGACTACCGTCCAAGTCAGTCGCCCGGCGAACGTCTGGAACAACATTCACTCCCAACTTTTGCTCCAATTCTTCAACAACCGGTGCTAGGTATCGGGCGAAAGTTTGGTTGTAGTCAGCACGTACCTGGTCGGCATTTGAGTGTTCACTCTCACCGCCCAACATATTGACTGGCAACAAGAACGCCTTTGCAATTTGCGTTCGGGTAAAGTCAGTTGAAGCCAATAACTTCGCAATGTCTGTTTTAACTTCCAATTGTTGGTAGTCGAACAAATCGTCCAGTACCAGCAAACGCCCAGCATTGTCACCTGACTGCGCATCTTCGAATGCTGTTCGCACTGCCGCTCGTTCTTCTTCACCTAACTTGGTACCCTTAGCCTTCAAGATTGAAGAAGGGTTAACTGCCTGTTTCAGTGAAGCCAAACTCAAGCGACGTGAGTTTGCTTGCAAGTCCAACTCATTGCGCAAAGCCAATAGCGGACTTTGTCCCATCAACCCGCCGTTCATTGATAGCCAACGAAGATGAATAATGTCGTTAGAATCAACGTTTTTCAATTCGTCTTCATTTCGGTTATCGAAGCGTAGATCATACGTCATCGTCTGACCGTCATCTGACAACCAAGGCGTAACGTGTGACGGTGGCACGAATTCGAAATACTCGCGTCCATTGTTATACTTCTTGTCTGTCCGGCGCAGTGCGTATGCATTACCGTCCAACAACATTTGAACGACCATTGCTTGAAAGAAGTTGAAGCGGTTGGTCAGTCGTGACGGATGCGTCAATAACCAATCAACTTGTTCATCTTTCGCATGAAAATACACACGCGCAATGTCTGTTGCAATGATGTTCACCGCCGTCCACACGTCACTATTGCGTATCGCTTGTTCTGCTGATAAATAACCATCAGTGAAGAACAGACCACCATTTACGATTGATAACGCGCGCGGATTACCTGAACCACGAATGGGTACGGATCGTTTCTCAAAAAACATGTGCTTCTCCTATTCCATGAATTTGCTGATTACCAACAAAGCTAGGCCAATGACAATCAGGCCCAACCAAGGGGCAATTAAAAAGGCGCCTGCCGAAATAGACAGAGCGCCAAGGACAGATAGAATGTCCGCAATGATAAATCTAATATTCATACTAGAACCCAAAACTTTCTGATTTGATGTAATCGGCAATCTGCTCGTCATTCATTCGTGAGTAATCACTCGCACTAGCATTAGTGCTGAATGACTCGAAGTGATAAATTGCGTCGTACAGCGCGTCAACTATTGCGTCGACAAGGTCAATTTTGTAAGTTGCCTTGTTCTTATCAATCTTGATTCCGTTGTTATCCGAAACAACAACCGCGTTCATCAATGACTTCTCCATCATTGGGTCGTCTAATCGTGTAACACGTTCTTCAATAAAGCTGTCTTGAAGCCATTTTGTCGGCTCATTCAACGAAATTGTTCCTTGTCGCACACCCACCATGTTCCAAGTTGTCGCTTCATCAATCGCTTTAATCAGCGCATAAGTGTGAGCCGCATCATAAGCGAACTCCAGTACGTTTAGGTTGAACTTATCAACAAAATCCATTAACCAAGTGAAGATGAACTCATTGTCTATCAAGCCCTTTTCGTGTTGCGTGACGTGAGCAAAACCAAGTTTTTCCATTTGACGATAATTGATTCCATCTTGCTTCTCTTTAGTCTCAATTGACCCGGCCTTGTGCCACGGAATAAACGAGTGTTGGTAGATATGCCATTTCTTTTTCCCATCAATCTCATACGGGAACACAAACGCAAGAGCTGCATCATCGGAAGTCATAGAATTGTCGAACCCGATATATACGTCTCTAAAGGTCATATCAAATCCAGCTATAACCGCGTTTTCAACTTCATCCAATTTGAATGCTGCATTTTGCTCTGCGTTCAACCACACATTCATATTCTTAACCAAGAAATCGTTCAGCTTACCTTCTGCCATCTTCGCGTTGCGTTCCGAAATCAATCCGTTCAGCAACTTGTCATGCTGTCCAGCAAGGCCCAGCAGTGGGTTTGACTTAATCCACTCGTCAGGCTCGAATACTTCATCTGGACTGTCTTGTGAGAACACTGCCATGAAGTAATCGTCCAATTCACCTTCGTTCTTCTCAATTGCTTCTGTAACCGTCTTAATATCCTCACGCAATGGTGCGTTAGGGTTTTGATATGCAGTTGAGATTTGGAAAAACAAAGCTTCTTCTTGCTTAATTTGGCCGGATGTAATCTTTCCAAACGCATCACGGTCTCTTTGGTCGCCAGCTTCGTCAAAGATGGCAGTAGTCGCGTGATATGAATCAAACTTTCCACCTTCTGCCGAAATGCGAACGATTTGATTGCGTTGTTTGAAGTTGAAAATATCCATGAAGCGCAACGTAACGTCATCCTGCATGCCTTTGAAAATCGTTGCAAGCATTCGTTCAATCGTGCCGGATATGTAGTTGAATAATTTCTTGGTTTGGTCGGATGTATTAGCAGCAGCAATGATATCTTGATTGTTTTTATCACTTGATTGAACAAAGAAGTCATAAGCTGCCAAGATAGCCGCCAAATATGTCTTACCTTGACCACGCGCAATCGAAACAATCGCACGTCTGAACCGCTTACCGCCTGTTTTGTTGTTTCGCCAAGCGATAACTGACCCTAAGATAAAGATTTGCCAAGGCATTAACGGCATCGGCTCACCAGTATCTGGATCAGGTACTCTTGATGCGAACATCAGAAATCCTTCAAGAATATTTGCGTCGAAGTGATAAGGAAAATTATCTGTATTTTGTCGTTTCAGGTCTCGCAAATGCCGATTAGCTGCCAAAATAAGCAACTTTCCGGCTTTAATCTTGCCTGTTACAACATCTTTGGCATATTGCGTCACAGCGTCCATTACTTTTCCCCCTTAAACATTTTGATAATGTCTTCGGAGGCATCAATTTCAACTGGTGCAGCATCCTTTGGCAATAGTCCATTCAACTCTTTTACCAGCGCAGTCCAGCGATTGATAACCGATACATAAGATTTTTGCGCTGGGTTTTCTCGCATCATTTCTTGACTACCGTTAACAAATAAAACGATTGGTCCATTCTCAATAATGTCTTCTTGCAGAGTTTGAAGATTAACGGTAGCGAATGCTAGTTGGTCAACAATAGCTTTCTTAACGTCCTCTTTTTCTTCTGGAACGTCAGCAAACGCCTTGTTAAAAAATGTTTTTGATTTAGCGACATGCGCTTTGAATTCTTTCGGGCTAATTTCTGACACCCCCCCTCATATGAAAAATTGGCTCGCTATGGAAAACGAGACTACTGCATCGGTTCTCCTTGACCTAACCATAGGCCCCCTATCAGACGCCGAAATTTCAGTTCTCAGCCGTTTTAAACACAAAATCGAGTAAATGGTAATCTCTCACTCGAACGGCGTCAGAATTAATCTTATTGCGCTGTCCTGTGCCGTAATAAGACTGCTCCCATTTTGTTTTCATGTTGTGGTGCATGTTGCAAGCAGCTACTAGGTTATCCATAGTCAAGCTAAGCTCTGGTGCAATCTCCCTGGGTACAATGTGGTCAACCATGTCGGCTGGTGATGTTGTACCAACTAGTTCACAGTATTGGCAGAGACCATTGTCACGTTTCATTACTGCTTGTCTTGTCTGTCTCCATACTGGCTTACGGTAGAATGCATTACGTTCTGCACGTTCTGTGTCTGCCTTGCGCTTGCGGTCATATTGTCTATCAGCCATATGATCACGAGTTACTTCTCTCTGATGAACACCACAGTATCTTTGACCAACTGGCACCATAGCATGACAACCAGGTTCAGCACATCGATGTAGTCGTTGTCCCATAGCATTCGCCCTTTCAACTGCAAAATAAAAAGCCAACCGCTTCCAATTGACTACTTTTTTGAAATCCATTTATAAAACATCACGAAAGCTAATATAATTCCGAGGAAGACTATTATCATTGCCAATCCCCAACCAATACTGATTTCAATCAACTCACGACAACCAATCTCTGCACACCTATGCATTCTCATATTACAGTTTCCTGGCGAAACCCCTTAGATTGACCACGCTTGTCAGTCAAATCAAAATAATTGATATTAAATTCTTTATGATTTTTGGTCTCTGTATCTGTATTCCAATCAATCATAAGGCTAATCAATGACTTGTCCTTAACTCCAGCAATCAACTCGCCATATACCCAAACCTTTGGTACATCACGAATGTCATCAAACTCAATACGTATGTGTGGTTGCTCTGATGTACGCTCCTCATCAATACCGTAAATATACGTGTATTCTCCACAATTAATGTGGTTACTCTTGATGTGCTTACCCATTAAGTTCTTGTGCATGTCATCGCTCCTTTTCAGTGCAAAATAAAAAGGTTACCCAACTGGATAACCTTAGCTTGATTGAATTTAATCTTTAATAGATTTTCTTGGCGAATGCTCAACTGTTTATTAGCAGAAAGGATTCCATTTTCTATTTTCATTCTCAGCAACATAACTTAGCGTTTCCTTTGCGTGCAAAATAAAAAACAGCTATAGCTGGTAACACTATAACATCGAATCATGAATATGCTCTTTGGCTTCTTCTTCGGTATCGTACACGCCGATAACCCAATCACTGTCACAGCAAATTTCGCATGTTTGCATGATGTCTTCAATGTCTTGTTCACTATCAACACGGGCTACGTAGTTATCCCCATAATGATTTTCAACAGCTGCATAACCCATATCGAAACCTCCAAAGTTGCAAAACAAAAACCGTGCGCTCACATATCAGGAGCCACGGCACGAACAACAAAATTAGAAAGCACTTTCCTTATGCTTATTGATATGTATGCATGTGGTCAGGATTTGCACCTGACAGATGACCTATTCCGCCACACATGCTTTGTTTCAATTTTTCTACTCTATCATAATAACTTGGATCGCCCGCACCTTGCATGCGGAACTCATGAACCATATACGCGCTTTCCAAATTATTCTTTAATTCGTAAATCATCAACGTCAGCAAAATTGTCAGCGAACAATAGAAATGCTTCGTCGATAATCTCTTGGCCACGTCTAGTGCTGTAACCAGTCAGTGCTTCTACTTGTAACCATTCTAAGTGTCGGACGTATCGCAACCACATGAAGTGCCTGTGTGGCTGTGTCATAACCTTGATGGCATGGACAACGGCATCGTAGTAGTACACAGCGTTAGCGTGATTAGTAAATCGTTCATCGTTAGCATTACCAAATGATCGTGCACTTGGCATGTCTGAAATTTCAACTGACTTCAAATCAACATATCCCATATCAGCCATGTTAACAATACGTGGCCACTCACTATCAAAAAACTCTCGAACCGCTTCTCTTGTTGCCTTCTCATTCACCGCTGGTAAAAGTGCCATTCCTACGTCCTCCGAACCATGTTAAAATGAACTTACCTTAAATTCTTTTGCATGGCGCTGGACTTCGGTCTGGCGCTTTTTTGTTTATCCTTCTTCTACCCAATAGTAATAGCCAACTAACCACTTGCTGACCATATGCATGATGATCCACTTGCTACTTGTTCGATATGCCTGCCGCTTGTTCCACGTCCGCACAATCACGCGATTGCCTTCTGGCGTATAAGCGAGTTTGAAGTAGCCTTGCTTATCTCGGAAATAGTAATACTTACGCATGATCCTCTTCTTTTGAGTCGTTCATTTGATATACCTTTAGATATGCATCACGCCATCCTTCTACTGCCTCTACTGCACGTTGTGCCTTACGTTCGTATTCCAATCGCGCTTTATAAGCTTTATATGACTCATATGCATAAATACCAATTGCAATACACAAGATTGCCTCGCTAATCAAATATGCCATTATTCTTCCACCTTCGCCTTTCGTGCCGTTAGCGATACGTCCGAATTTAAAACATCAGCAATAATCTTGTCTGCTTCCTCTTCCGTAAACATTCCCGCACGGTCAGTGTATATCGTCATTCTGAACTTGTTATTATCCATTGAAGCTAAGTAAAGATCGTTACCGTCGGCGTCAAAAACATCAACAACCCTGATATAAAACTTAGGTCCCTTCTTCGGTACGAACTGAACGTGTTCTAACCACCATTCACCAAGAAGTGCATCGGTAGGCATTCCCGAACGATTAAATCCTTCAACATCTTGCCAAAGTTCGTCATCGTCGTTTACATCATTCATAAACCCTTGAAGATTATCGTCGCCATTGTCTTCCTTAATAGTTTTCAACTCTGCTATCACATCAGCCGGCAACTCAATCACACGCTTTTCGACAGGTACGTCTTTTGCAACGGTCGGCGCAATATACTCTTGCAGACTTTCAACCGGGAGCAGACTTTCAACCGGGATCCGCAACAATTCCTTTTCGGACCACATCACGTACTCTTTACCAACAATAAATTTCACGCCCTTCGGCAAATCAATTACATACTTAGTCATTAATTCTCCTCCAACTTAATCTGTTCCAACGCCTCTTGCGCTGCCTGATAGCCAACATCTTCACGGAACTCGTACCAATTTGTGTAATCACGACCTTGTGCGTACTCATTCATCAGCTTGCCTGTAATGCGCATTACTAGCCCTCCATCTCAATCCAAGCGTTGATTCCTTCACTGCGTTTACTGTTACGCAGTTGATTGGCCAGTTGCATGTTCACAACGTGTTGGTGAATATCCTTCTTCTTGCCATTAATCACTTCTTGCCACTTAACGATAATCATCTTATTTCCTCCATACGGGCTCTCAGTCTTTTCACCCTTGGCTGTTTACGTTTACTCGACTTCTTCTACTACGTCGTTCTTGAGAACAATCAGTTGATTCAATCCCTCGATATATTTAATTGACTCATCTGCCTTATGCTCCAAGTCTCGAATGCGTTCAACCGTCATTTTGTAGAAGTTGTCTGCATCTTCTTCGCTAGTGTCATAGGATAGGTATGCAAATTTTGCACTATCGCGATAGACGTCATGCGAAAACGCACTGATGTGATCCATTTTTAGACGTTGTGCCGCCTTTGCAAGGTCGGTTTTGAGTTCATCTGGGAAATCATTCGAGAAGATGTGATAAACGGTCACAATGACCTTGCTGTGAGGATTGATGACCATACCAACTTCACCGCTATGCCATACTTGTGTGCCGTTATTTTGCATCTTGACCATTTCTGCATCCATGTTGAATGACGTCAGCCAGTTCTTCCAATTATTTCGCTCCGTTTTGAAGCGGTTCTTCAATTGCTCTGCTGCATGCTCACTGAACTCATACAGCTCAATACGCTTAATTCCCATACTTGCTCCTTAATAACCACCACTAACCCGTCATTTCTGACACACCCAATATTTTAGAAACGCTGTATAACACGTCTGCCGTTCGCTGTGCGCCCGTTTGACGCATTAGCGGCTAATCGGTCAGCTCGTGTCCTTCTAAGTTCTGACAGCTTCTCTGCTGTCCCCTTAGCCATATCTTCAACTGATGCATAGCCAAGCTCTTTAGCCATACGTTGATTTTGTTGATCAATCTGTTCAGCAGTCGGTTTACTTGGTCCGGTTTCACGTTGAATCGGCTGGTTTCCGTACCGTGTTTGCTGAATCTGTTGAGCTTCACTTTCATATTCACCAACAGCCGTTGCATTAGTAGCGCCAGCATTCAGCCACTTATTTAAGTTATTCTCAACAGCCATCGCTGTCTTACCACCATTTTTGGCGGCTGCTCGAATTGCTAAGATGATTAGCTTATGTGCTTCTTCATC